AGCAAGCTGAAGATTTACAGCGTAATCAGCAGCGGCGCATCGATCAGCTAGAGCAGATGATGGCAAGGTTCAGCCAGCCTCCGCAACAGCCACAACCCCGGATCGATCCTATCGAAGACCCCGAAGCTTTCGTCAGTCACATTAACAATGTGATTGAGAGCCGGTTCCATCACAACGCCATCGTTGCATCAGAACGGGAAGCCCGTTCGAAATACGGCGATGAGCTTGTGGTTGAGGCAGCAGATGCCGCTTTCAAGCAAGGCTTGGACGGCTATTTCGCAAGCCGATCTGATCCACATGGCGAGGCTATCGCCTGGTATCAGAGCCAGAAAGTCAGAGAGGCCATCGGAACCGATCCTGCAGCCTATGAGCGGCAGGTCGAGGAGAGAGTCCGGGCTAGAGTTATTGCGGAAATGAGGCAGGGCACGCCGCCGCCATCGAACATCACTCCGCCCTTGTCGTCAGCCACGCGCGCAGACCCTAACCAGCCTGGCGCGATTGGCTCTGACAAGGACTTTTTCAACGACATGATGAATCGCAAGCGAGGCTAGAATGGCTACGACCACAACGCCATCTGATCTCATCGAGATCAGATATCGGCGTGAATACTGGCGCGAATATGTGCGCCAGTCCGGCTTTATGCCCTATATGGGCGGGGGGAATGAAGGCATCAAGTCCATCATCCACACCGCTTATGAAATGACGACCAGCGGCAAGTCGCTGACGATCCCGTTGGTCTCCGCCCTGAGCGGCGGCGGCGTTCGCGGTAATACGCGCCTGTCCGGTCAGGAAGAACAGCTCGGCAAGCACAGCCACAGCGTCGCGGTGCAGATCGCCCGCCACGGTGTTGAGCTTTCCGAGCAGGACGAGCATTATGATTTCTCCAATGCTCGCGAGGCGGTGCGCCCGCTGCTTCAGGAGTGGTCCCGTGTGCTTCTGCGTGACCGCATCATCGATTCGCTCGGCACGGTCGCTTATTCCTCGGTTGGCGCTCCGTCGTGCTCAACGTTCTTCGATCCCTTGAACTTCAAGGAAAACGTTGCAGCAACCACGGCCCAGAAGGACACATGGACGGTCAACAACGTCGATCGTGTTCTGTTCGGATCGGCGAAGTCAAACTATAATGCGACTTTCGCGACAGCGACAGCGAACATCGACAACACAGCCGACAAGCTGGATGCCGATCTCGTCTCGCTGCTCAAGGAAATCGCCAAGGATACTGCCACGAACGCCCGCACGAACGGCACGCCCGCCATTCGCCCGGTCCTCGATCAGTATTCCGAGAATGGCCGTGAGTATTTCGTGCTGTTCTGCGGCTCCCGCCCGTTCCGTGACCTGAAAACGGACTCGACCATCCGCCAGGCCAATCGCGAGGCACGCGCCCGTGAAGCCAGCGGCATGGACAAGAACCCGATCTTCCAGGACGGCGATTTGATCTGGGATGGCGTGATCATTCGCGAAATCCCGGAAATCCCGGTCATGGCGGCCCAAGGTGCAGGCACCGCTGCGATCGATATCGCGCCGGTCTTCCTGTGCGGCTGTCAGGCGGTTAGCGTTGGCTGGGGCAACATGCCCGAGTTCCGCGCCAAGAAGGAAGATGACTACGGCCAGTTCACTGGCATCGGCATCTCCGAAATGGCAGGGGCCAACAAGATCATGCGCAAGGACGGCACGTCCGGTACACAGTACGACAATGGCATGGTGACAGGTTTTGTCGCAGCCGTTGCTTCGGCATAACCGAGCCAGGAAAGGAAAACTGAAATGGCTACGTATGAAACCGACAAGTCCAACTCACTGAGACACCGGACACTTGTCGGCAGCGGCTGGGGACGTGAGATCGTTAGCGACAGCGTCGCTGTGACGATGACCACAGCCATGATCGACAATGCCAATGATGATGTTGGGCTTCTCTGGGTACCCAAGGGAGCTGTGATCGTTGGGGCGTTGCTGTCGGCAACCGATATGGATACCGCGACAACGCCTGCGTTGCTGATCGATGTCGGCGATGCTGACGATGAGAACCGCATCTTCGCTGCCTCGGCTGTCGGCGGGACCGGAACAAGCTCGACTGCGATTGCCACGGCTGGCCATCTCTACAAATATACCGCGAACACTCAGCTTCGCGCGTATATTAATGCAGCGGCCACCACTGGTGCTGAGGGCACACTCAAGTTCACCGTGTTCTATTTCATCGATCCTGAAAACATCGATGCAACGCCGCTGGTTGCGGCCTAACCTTAGTAGTGCTTCAAACAGTAACGCCGCGATGGCGCAGTTGCATCATCGCGGCGTCCGGTCCGTCCATGTGTCAGGACGTGGCCGATCTGTGCAAGGGCCGCAAGGTGATCGCGGTCAACGACACATACAAGCTGTTTCCGTGGGCCGACGTGCTTTATTGCGGCGATGGCGAGTGGTGGCATGTGCATAAGGGTGCGCCAGAGTTTGAAGGCGAGCGCTGGGCGGCTTATAATGACAAATATCGCCCCGAAGAGATGCGGAAGGCTGCCGAGCTTTACGATATAAAGCTGATTTATGCGATGTATGGCGACGGGTTTTCACCAAAGCCTGACACGCTGCATTACGGAGCGAATTCGGGCTATGCGGCGGTTAACCTCGCGCTGCATTTCGGGTGCAAGACGATCGTTCTGACCGGCTTCGACATGCGCTATATCGACGGCAAGTGTCACTGGTTCGGGCTTCATGCCTTCGGGAGTAATCCGAAGGAAGATTTCACCGACTGGCTGACCCGCTTTGAGAGCGCCGCCGCGACAGTGCCGGAAGATGTGCGGATCATCAACGCGACGCCGGATAGCGCGCTGAAATGTTTCGAGATGATGGATTTGCAAGACGCATTGGAGTTGATTGATTGATGTTCGCTAAACGGTTCCAGCATTTAGGCAAGATCGAGCGCAAGCGTATCGTGATGCCGGACAATACGCGAATGCGCCTCAACCGGCTGGAGCGGCCACAGCCCTGGGAAGAGGAACTGCAATGCCGGATCGTTGAAACGTTCCGCCCCGATCAGCTCCAGCAATACCCGAATTACCAGCCGTTTTATGAGCGGCTTGCCGAGTTTGCCGGTTGCGGTGCCGATGATATCGTTGTCGGTGCCGGCATCGAGGAGTTCATCCGCAATCTGTTCATGCTCTGCATCGAACCGGGTGACAAGGTAGCCTATCTCTGGCCGACATGCGCGATGTTCGATGTCTATGCGCGGGTGTTTCAGGCCGAGCCGGTTCATATCAAGCCGGAACCGTCCACGTTCCTCACGGCTGAAGGCTTTATAAGCCAGCTTCCTGACGACTTGAAGCTTCTCATTCTGGCTCAGCCAGGACAGCCGGTTGAGAACATGTTTTCCCGGATCGACATCATGCGCATAGCCGACGCCTGCCGGGACCGCGACGCCGTTCTGGCTCTTGATGAAGCCTATTACGGGTTCGGTGCCTACACTGAGGCGAGCAAACCGCGCTTTCATCCCAATGTCGTGACGTTGCGGACGTTCTCCAAGGCATTCGGAGCCGCTTCGATCAGGCTTGGCTATGCAATCGGCGGCGGCGAGCTTATCCACGCGCTTAATGCCGTCAGGCAGTCCGGCGAAGTCAGCGCGTTTTCGATGCATGCCGCCACAGTGCTCATGGATCATCACGAAAGCCATGTGAAGCCTGCCATCAGGGACATTTGCGACGGCAGGGACTGGCTACGCGACATGGTGCGGGAAGAACTTGGCCTGAAGGCATGGGGCCATCAGGCCAACCACGTCCTGATCGAGATGCCGAATGCGGTAGAAGTCGCCAATCGCCTTGCCGGCAAAGGCGTGCTGGTGAAGGCAGGCTTTCCGGCCCCGATCGACAGTCACATGCTCGTCACCTGCGGCGATCGTGACCTGATGACAACCTTCTGCGCGGAGTTGATGGCAGCCCTATGAGCGAGCATGTATTCACCGAGACAGACGGCAAACTGGAGTTCGTCGGTGATTTCGACGCGCTTTATCTTGAAGAAGATGACCCTTGGGGGCAGAGCGCAACCGATGGGCAAACGATGGAATATTACTTCAGCAGCCGCAGCACACTGCATCAGTCGCTTCGCTCGCATTTTCCTTTCGGCAAGTACTATGCGCTCGAAGTGGGGTGCGGTCACGGGCATGCGGTGAATTATTTTGATGGCAACTGGACCGGAATGGACATCTCGCCAACCGCCATTAACAAGGCGCGCGAACTCTACAAGATTCGTGATTTTTTTGTTGGCGATATTCGAGAGAAAACCTGCATGCCGGAAGATCATGCGGGTTTTTACAATGTTGTCCTGCTGTCGCAGATGCTCTGGTACATTCTTGAACGCTTCGATGATGCTGTCTCCAATGCACTCAGCCTTTGCGCCGCTGACGGCCTCCTGATCGTCTCTCAGGCTTTTCTAAAGGACGAGCAGCGCTATGGAGTGGACATTGCAAACGGCTTTCCCGGCGCACTCCATCTGTTCAGTACCAGATTTCCATCTTTAGAACTTGTTGAGGCTCGGTTCGACACAAGCACGCACAGCCATAATGATGGCCTGATGATCTTCCGGAAGCCTGCCTGAATGCTCACCGAAGCCACGAAGGCCAATCTCCGGCGCAAGTCCGCTTTCGTCGATCGGGTGCACATGCGCGATGGCGTTCCGATGCCGTCATTGATTGAGCTGAATCTGACCGAACTTTGCAATCGCAAATGCGTGTTCTGCCCGCGCGTTGACGGCAACGCGTATCCAAATCAGGCACTGCACATGTCGCTTGATCTGGCCAGGAAGATCGCAGACGATCTGCGCGGTATAGAATACCGCGGCACCGTCACGCTCTGCGGATACGGCGAGCCGATGCTGCACCCGAAATTGCCGGAGCTGGTTGCCTTGTTCGGTGATATCCGCGTTGAGATCGTCACCAATGGTGATTTCCTTGATGGAAAGCGCATCAAGCAGATTGTCGAGGCAGGCATCGATTATTTCATCGTCAGCCTATATGACGGCCCCGAGCAGATCGAGAAATTCGAGGCGGCATTCGCTGGAGCGGAATGCACGAACTATCTACTTCGCGACCGCTGGCATACCGAGGCGGATGAATTCGGGCTGAAACTGACCAACCGCGCCGGCAGCGTCGATATCGGGCCGCAGGAACCCGTCGACCAGCAGCGCGCCTGCTTCTACCCATCATATCAGATGATGATCGACTGGAACGGCGACGTTCTCTTATGTCCACAAGACTGGTCCAAACTCCATCGTCACGGCTCGCTGGCGTTTCAGACCGTAATGGAAGTCTGGACATCAAAAGCCCTCCACAAGCGCCGCATGCAGCTTATCGCAGGACGCCGATGCGCCGCGCCGTGCAATGGCTGCAATACGGATGGCCAGTTGCACGGTTTCGTGCATGCCGATATCTGGAATGCAGGCGGATCGCGGCAGGTTGCCTGAGTGATCATCAGCAATGCAATCCCGAAGGCGGGGGGCCATCTTCTTTACGCTTATCTCGGCGCGTGCGGGCTGAAGAAAGAGCCAGGCGAATTATACGCTGATGTCGATGTTGATGGTGATGGCCGTGCATGCCGCCGAGAAGTCACGGGCAGCCAGAAAGATATCTGGGACGGGATTGCGGTTCGCGATCCCGAGACCATGCTGGCGGATATGGAACGCAAGGCCGTCATCAACGCGCATGTGCATGATAAGATCGATCTTTCCGGCCATGCCGTCGCGTTCATGTATAGGAACCCGCGCAACCTGCTGTACTCCTATGCGCGTTTTTCCGCTGCCGATTTCAACTGGAATCCTCCGGTCAGGGAGCCGAGCGACAAGGCGGTGCGCTCGCGCATGCAGCCGTCTTACATGCGACAGATCGTTGGGCAGTGCCGTTGCTTTCACGGATGGCTTTCAAAATCCGATATCGCGGTCAGGTTCGAGGATTTCATCGCCGATCCGGACACGACGGGCAAGGCGATCGCCGCTGCGCTCGGCATCGGTTTCGCCGATCCGTCCAAGGTTATCGGAGAGTCGACGCCCTGGGTGACGATGAGATACCGCGGAACATGGTCAGGCCAGCTTAGCGACTGGCGGCAGGTCTGGAACGATAGGCTTGACGCACAGTGGAGGGCCGCAGGCGGTTACGAAGTCGAAGCGGGCTATGGGTATAAAAATAAATGCTGACCGTTGTTGTGGGCCACGGCCGATCCACCGAGGGCCAGGGCTGGGGACCGCTGATCGACAGTGCTCATCGTGTCGTCAGGATGTGGAACTGGCATTGGTGCGACATGAAGGATTACGGCACCCGCTACGATTGGGGCCTGATCGAAATCCATCCTTGTCTCACGCAATGGAAACAGCACAACAAGTGCCAGCCGAGCCAGGGTTGGGTCGCATCGCTGCTGATGGAAGATCGGGATTATCGGTTTCCTGACAACACCTCGATCGTAGACCAGTGCGAATTCCTGAACTCCGTTCCGGAGCAGTTCCGGGGGTGCGGCGAGACTGGTATATGGCAGTTGACCCGCGGCGGAGTGGCGGCCTGCTGGGCGATTTCAACGGCACAGGAAGGCGATAGCCTGATCCTTGTCGGCTTCGACGTGATCAAGGACGGCGTAGCAATGGCGGTCGACGAAGCTTTCAGCCCTGAATACATGGCGTCAGAAGGCTTTTTTGGCATCAGCACCTTTAAGG